CCGTTCAGACCGGAATTGATAATCTGAGCTTCCGAGAGGATGCCGCCCGTTGCAATGCCCTGTTCGAGGCTGTCTTTAAGGGATGCGTAGGCTGTAGCCCTTTGAGCGTTGACCGCCGTGTCAGCCTGATTGGAAAGGCTGCGGATTTCATCGACGGACAAGCCGGCGTAGCGTGGATCGTTCGGCACGTTGAGTGGGCCGGTCTTGCCGCCCATCTTCTTCGCCGCCCATGCCTTGATATCGCCAACTGACATGCCGTTGAGAAAGCCGTTGGCCTTCATGACTTCCGGGCCAAGGACGCTTGCGACTGACGTCCCATCATCAGCATTCAAAAGCGCATTGGCCCCACCAACACCCGCGAAATGAGCCAGATAGAGATTGCCCGCCGTGACCGCATGGCCCGCTGATGCAAGCGACCTCGCATTGTCCTCGGTCAAGCGTGTCGTCATCTCGCGACCAAGCTTGGCGTCATTCTTCAATGACAGGATTTGCGCATTCGACTGGCCAGCAAGATCGGGGCGATGCTTGCGCACCGTCGCCAGCCATGTCGAGTCCGTGAATTGCCCAACACCGGAGGCTGAACTGTTCGGGTTCTTCGCGTTCGGATCGCCGCCGCTCTCAGCGCCGATAATCCGATGGACCACCGCATTAACGGCCTGATCGCCGGATACGTTGGCCGTATCCTGTACGCCAACTTCCTTCTGGAAATCCTCCGGGCTGAAATCCACAAGGCTCTTTGCTCGAGAAAGCTTCAGGTCATGTTCGATCTTTGAACGCGCCGCCTGTTCCTGCTCGGGCGTCATCCATGCCTTTGCAGCCTGTAGATCGGCCTCGGCCCGCTTGACCACAACGTCATATTGCGTCGGGTCGGAATAGATCAGTTGCGCATGGGCACTCATGGCGTCCGCGAAGTCGGAAGTCCGCTTTGCCAGTTCGCTTTCAGCCTGGAATGATGCCGAGCGGCGCGTCAGGTCCACATTGTAGCCGTCCGACCATTCCTGGTACATGCGCGCGGCGCGCTGGCTTGGAGCTTCGGCAAGCTTCGTCTTACGGTACTGATCGAAGGTGCCGCGCACACGGTCCGTATAGCCATTAGCTCCGTCCGTGGCTTCCTTTTGGGCTGAGCGCTCGTTGGCGTCCATTTCCAGCGCGGTATCGGCGCGGGCCTTGGAAACCCACGTGTCATCCTGCGTCTGGCGCACCTTCTGCTCGACGGCGAGGAAATCACCACCCAAATCGGCAAGGGCGTTGCCTGCATTGGCTATGGCCCGCGCAGGTGCCGAAAACGCACTGTCCGAGGCATAGGAGGCCGTCGCCCCACCCGACAAGCCTACCTGCCGTTCATAGGTCGGGAATTTCGGCATCAGGCAAGACCCATTGCATTGTATTTGCGCGAAGCTGCCATCTTGCCAAACCCTGACAAGAGGCTGGTTCCGGCATTGATGAACCCTGCCGTCTTGGCTGCCTTGCCCTCCGCCCGGAACCTTGCAGCGTCGTTTTCATATCCGACTGCCGCACTCTCCCCAGCATAAAGGCGGGCAAGCACGTCCATCTCTCCAGCCTTGGCCGTATCACCAAGAACCGCGACAGGCGTCCCGCTGGTTATATCCAGCCCGCTTGCCGCCCCCGCCGCCCGTTGTGCGCCAACCACGCGCCGCACCTGTTCTTTCTGCAAGCCCGCCTCGTAGGCGGCGCGCTGCCGTTCAGCATCTGCGGTGTTCTCAGCCACCTGCGCATTGTAGTTCGCTACCTTCTGGCTTTGAATGCCGCTGGCAACCGTCCCAACGGCAGAAACGCCAAGCCCGATAGCCTGCAACGCCGTACTGAGGCCGGAACCGCCAGCAGCGGCAGCCCCACCACCCAAGCCAAAGAGTGCCGGCAAAGCGGCCAGAGGTCCGAAGCACATTATCCGCTCACCCGCTTACACGAATTTCTGTGATGAGGCCGAGACAGTGGAAGGGCGACGGATCGGAATGTTCGATCCTGATCCGCTTTTGCCTGCCCCATTCCATCGCGATTGGAACACGAACATCGCCCGTGAACATGACTGTCGGAGAGCCGTAGTTCCCAACATTGTCGGTGCTGGCCGCATAGTCCAAATCTTCGAGAGCGCCGTCTGTCGGGCCAGCCTTGCCGTGCATGGAGCGATTGAGGCGCAAGTACACCTCACTTATGCGCCCTTCCCGCGTCTGCGCCGTACCGCCTCTAGCTGCCGCTTCGGGAGAAAGCGTTTCCAAGGCTGACGTGAACGGCAAACCAACGATGGCGCTGGTAACGGCGCTGGTGAGCGTTATAGCCCCGCTGGAAACCGTGAACGGCCCCTGCTTTGCACCATTCCACACATAAACGCTTTGGCCCTCCAGATGGGAAAGCCCAGAGAGCGTCGAAGTCGATGACCCTGAATAGCTCAGGAAGCTATCGAGGAACGTCGCCGAGGACATGCCTTGCGTATCCAACAGCCCATCGGAAAGACGCTCAACATAACGCACCGTGCCACCATTGATGGTGCGCTTTACCGATAGCCAGACTTCATCCCGTTCTGATCCGGGAATGGCTGCCACGCTCTCGACCGTAACCCCTGTCCCGGCAATGAGATGCCGATGGAAGGCCACGACTTCCTGATCACGCTCATAAGTCATTCCGGCAAGGGAGCCGTCATCCATGACTAGCCAGACAACGGAATCCGGCGTCTGTGCATAGGCAAGCTGCTTCACGCCCTTTGCCGGGATGTGTTCCGACAGGATGCTCAAATCCTGGCTGACATAGCCGTTCACATCGAAGGAATAGGAAATCTCGCGAATGTCGTTGCGGTAATAGCCGGAATAGAGCGCTGTGGTGCCAACCCTGACGGGCTGGACCGGTGAAGCCCCATAGTTGGTTTCGCGCTTCTGCCTGATGTTGGTGGGGGAAAAGGCCGAGGTTGAGGTTGTCGCGCCGATGGTGCGGATGGCCGCCGTCGCGCCGACAAACAAATCTGTGCCTTCGGCAATCCAGTTAACGACATTGATGGAGTCGGCAAGGATCGTCGCATCGATCGCATCATCATCCTGCAACGGATCGGAGACGCCGAAGTTCGGGAAGTCCTCGACAACGCTCATCCATACCGTTTGCGGCTGGGTTGCGGTGCGCGCGAAGCATAGGCGTCCGCTGAAAAACCCGACACATGCCGGCCAGCCGGTATTGTCCGACCATGCCCCCATCTGCCAGTTGATGATCGGCGTGGTGTCCGGCAGGGCTTGACCGTGGAGCTTGACCTTCACAACCGTGGTTGAGGTGTAGGAATCGATGCGCGCCCACCGCCATGCGCCATCCGAACCGAGCAACCTTATCGAGCGGCCAACATCATTGGCGCTGAACCCTGTGTCGTCGTTGACGCCTGTGATTGCGGATGCCGTCAGATCAAAGGCTGTCTGGCTGGCAGGAGCCAGGTTGAAACCAATCTCGGCAACCCACGTATAGGAATCCGCCGATCGGTTGGAGCCGTTCCATGCAAAGCGGTAATACTGGAACGAAACCTTGTTGCCGAACTCAAAATACCTGACTTCGCCGGTCTGCCAACCTGTCTCGCCCTTGCGGGTGTCAAGCGTCGTCCAGTTGGAGCCGTCATTCGATCCCTGGATACGCCATGCTGTCGGTGTGCCATCCACCCATTGCAGACCGTTTGGCGCTCTCACCCAGTAGGCATCGGAAATCTTGGCAGAGCCAGCATTATACTGGACATAGCCCGACCGCGCATTCCAGTTGCTCGGAATGGTGTCTTCGTTGCCGTCGAAAGCCGTGTAGGCCGTGGCATCGGCGGGGCTGGATGAAACGGTGCCAGACGGAGCGGTGTTCGTCGTCATCAACGGCGTGAACGAGCCGCGATCAGAGGGCGTCAGCGTCGTGGCCGTGGAATTTATGGGGAGGAATGGCCCATCGTCCGGCAGGAATTCATCTAGAACAAATGTCGTTGCGCCGGTGCGCGTCAACGTCATCGGCGGATAGTCGGGATGTGCAAGGTAAAGCACGTCTGCCGACTGAGCGTATTGCAGGTCCCAAACGTCGGTTGCATCCCAAGGCGTAGAAACTTCTACAGGATTGCCGCCGCTCTCCACCTGTCCGCCATTGGTGAAGAACCGGACATAGCCGTTACCGAATTCGAGGATATACGCCTGCGTGACCGAGTAGACGAACGGAATCAGGCGCACCGAACCGTTGCTCTTAGTGGCCCGGATGAACTCGGTGCCGCCCCGCTTCTTCACGCCTCCAAAGCGCTGCGTGATGAGATTTTCCAGCCGGTAGCAGCCGTTGGCATACTTGGCGATGTCTACGCGCGCAAACAGCCTTGGGCTGATTTCCCCGGCTGAGAAATTAGTCTGAAACGCGGTAACGCTCGGCATCAGAAGCGCCCGAAATACCAGTCATCGGCATAGATGCCGCGTGGCGTTCCCTGTCGGGAATCCATAGTGCGAGCCATTGCGATCTTCTGGTTGTAGACCTGCCATGACTGTTCGGTGAGTTGGGAATTGTCAGTGAGATAGAGGCTGATTTCAGCGGACAGGCGCGCCGCCAGCACATCTACGAACTGAGGATCGAACTTGCTCTCGTCGTCCTCATCAAAGATGTATTCAATCTTGATGCGCATATCGTCGGTGCAGATGTAACCCTGCTCCAGCCGGTAGTTTTCCCATTCCTCGCCATTGACGTTGAGAAGCCGCAGGCAATCGGCGGGGAGCGCAAAGCGATAGGAAAATTCGGCCGGAATGTAGCCCATTGCCGAACCGGCAGAAGCGTAGGCCGAATAAGCCGTGCCGTCGATGCCGCTTAGCTCAAACGTGCTTGTGGTGACGTTGGCGACGGTGAATGTCCGATCATTCAATTCCGTCATGCCAAGCACGTTGGCGATGTAGATTTCCTGCCCGTTGATGAATCCGTGATCGGCAGAGGTCACGACAACAGGATTTGTTCCGGTGATCCCGGTAATGGTGCGGATCGGGTCTTGCGTAAGTACAGCGCGTTTGGTGGCAAAGCGCCATGCATGTTCGCGCAACAGGGCCTTGCGGATCAGGTCATAGTTGGCGTTGAACCAGCGAGACGCCTTGTTCCCGCTTGGGGAAAAGGACGCAACGCCTTCATGCCCCAGCCGCGTCAAGGCAAGGCTGGCTATCTCAATATCTGTCGCCATGAAGCACCCCGTATGGGAAATGGGGCCAGCCAGAAGGCCAGCCCCGTTTCGTGTCAGGTAGCGGAGAAGTAGAAGTCCACCACCAGCGTCCCGCTGGAGGGCAGCGATGCCGCACCAACGGTCATGATGAGGTCCTCGTCCGTACCAGTGCCTTTCGGTGACGATCCAACGGTGCCGCTGGTCTTTGCCGAAGCGCCCGCCACAGCCGCCTTGCCAAACAGCGTCGGCGTATCAGTTGCGGTAAACACCGCACCTGCCTTGTACTTGGCAGTTGAGCCGGACGTACCCAGCGCAACCGTCGACGTGCCAAGCGATGCGTCGGTGTTCAGAACGCCATAGGCAAAGATGTGGCCCGGAGGAACGCGAATCCCCAAGTCCACTGCCCCTTGCGCCTGAGAGGCCAAGGTGATGACAGAGCGGAAACGGCGCAGGCGACCGCCTACAACCGAACCGTCAGGGAGGTTGCTCGTAAGAGTGGTCATGTCAGCGTCTCCTTTCCTTACGCCGCGTCAGTGATCGGCGAAGCGCCCGGATCGCACTCGATGTAGCCGACACGCTTTTCCTCCATGCGGGTCGCGCCAACCATCATGGAAGCGTAGACCTGCGTGGCGTAGCTCTTGTCGTCACGTTCGGAGATGCGGCCCGTGATATCCTGGCCGGTCGCGAGCAGAAGCCCGGAACGCGTCCAAAACGGCACCTTGTCGTCGGAGTTTCCATCGACCCCGATGCGGTTGCATGGGATCAGGGTGCAGCCGGCAACCTTGCTGACCTGTCCGCTCACAAGCGGGAGAGCAGCATTGTAGTCGCCGGATACGACACGTTCGTCCTTCAGAAGCGAGGAAATCTGACGGCTGTTGACCGCCACATAAACTTCTTCATCAGGATCAACGTCGTTGTTGCCGAGGAGCTTGCGCGCCTCGATCAGCTTGGCGATGTTGAGGCCGGTATCAGCCGCCGTGACGCCAGGCCATACCGTCTGCACATCGACAACCATGCCGGTGTCGAACGCCTGCGGTGTGCTGCCATCAACGCCGGTTGACGCCGAAGCATCGACCGCCGCCAGGATGACGTCATCGATAGCGCGACCGAGCGCCCACATGGCTGCCTGCGCATACTCGGAAGTCGGATCGATAAGCATCTTGATCTTGTCCTGCTTGTCGATCAGGTCGGCCCACTCGTAGGCAACGAGCGAAACACGACGCCGGGAATGCGGGGTATCCATGCGGGGAGTGTCGGCGTGACGGGAAAGACGCTTCTGCGCCGCTACCGCACCGATCTGGTCGAAGAACGCATTTTCGCCATCGACGGTTTCAATGCGAACCGAACTGCGCAGCTTCGAACCCTTCTGCTGCACAAGATGATAGACGTTTGCCCTGTACTGCTCGACAAACGCCGTCGTGATCTGAGTGGACATGGTCCAGCCCTTTCATAACGGATTGATTTTTCGGGGTGTTTGTCGGTCAGTTGTCCGGCAGCGCCGGGCTTTCCTCGGCTTAACGTCCCGTGGACGGCCTGCTTTCAGGCGGTCTTTGCAGGGCCTTTCGGCTTGTCTGCCTTCGTCATCGGTCCGATGACGTATTCAACGAGGGCATGCGCCTTCATGATCAGGTGCTGAGGGTCAACGCCCTCCGGCGATTTCGACGTGACGAGTTTCAGGCATTCGAGGCGAACGGCCTGAATAGTCTCCTCATCCATTCGGGAACCTCCGCTCGTAGAGCGCGGTCATTTCACGGGTGCGAAGCTCGTGATCAGGATGCGAACGATCCAACAGCGCCGCGCCGTGTTTGTTGCGGAAGTCGGCAATGCTCGATTCCATGTCGGC